CATCATTAGCCAATGTGGCTGGAACAGTAAAGCTGTTATCTTTCTGAGTATCGAAGTTTATTATATTCTCATCTCCATCGAGCTGCTTCTGCAAGTTAGGTAATTCTGCTGGTTTCACTACGTTGACTGTAATCTGCTTCACCACATCCCCCTCGTGCTGTACCTCTGTCTTTTCAATGTACCCTCTTCTCTTGCCCTTAGTTTTAAGCAAGAACATGGTAGCCAAGGTATCACCCTTTGTAATCCTCTCCATCAACTTATGCTCCCCCCAATCCAACATAATCTCCTCTGGCTCTATTTCAGCCAAAGCCTTCTTAAACTCTGGGTCATTCTTCATCCAATTCTGATACATAGTCCTACTAATCCCACACGCTTGACAAGCTATGGTAATATTTCCAAAATTCTCCCTATAAGCAATGATAAATGCTTCTTTAGTTATGTCTTTAAATTGTTGGTTCATTGTTATTGGTTTTTATACTGTTTAGTTTTAGGCATTTTAACTATTTCCGCAGCTATGAAACAAGCAATGCCAAATCCTAATGAAAATCCAGATAATAAAAACATTAATTCTTTCATATTATCGGTTTTTGGTTGGCGTTCTGATTGATATAATTCCCACTTTACTCTTCACCTTTAGGTTGTCATGCCTTAGTACCTTCCCACACTTACCACACTCGAACTCCCTCTTCTCCACCTCACTACTCCAAACATACTCTTCCTGGACTGTACCACACTTGCATTGATATTCTTTCTTTCCAAATGTATCTTTCATGGTATCATATTTTCAATTTTAACCCACTCATCATCAAATATCATTCCAATACCAGGATGATATTCATTACAAATTCTCTTATACTCTTGTACTTGATGATAACTTTTTAACCAGATTAAATATCTGAAATTATTCTTATACGAATACGCGTAAGTAGGAAATAAAGCAAACTTAGCAACTTGCCTTTGACTACCAAGTTTAGCTTCTTTTTTTGGATTACAAAGCCATTTCATATTAGTGTATTGATTTTTTCAAAGCTACAACAATAATACCAAATATCATAACAAATATTAAAATTGGTGAAAACAATGTTTTATATCAAAAATATGGAGGGCACATAGGCACTACGAAAAGTTTCGTACGAATAAAGTGGGTATAGGGTATAGTAGTATAAATTAACATATATAACACACTGATATTCAGCAATCGAATTGTCTTATAATTAGCATTATGTTAAATTAGGTACTTATTTGGATAGGTTATTTACTTTATTTATGAATACAATTTATCCTTCACTCAATTGCAGAACATAACACCTACCGACATAAATAATAACTAACCTAATTTAAAGACTTCGGTAAAGTAGTCCCTATTTATTATAATATACATTATTTATTTTATTATTTATTATATCTTATATTATATATTATATCTTGTATTATATAATATACATTATAAAATGTATCTTATATTATAAAATACATACCGAACAATTAAAGGCGGTAAAGTTTCTTTACTATTGGTATAAAAACGTACCAAAATAATTTTAATATTTTTTTATCTTTTTTTTGTTTATTTCATTTATTGGTATTATCTTAGCCTTATCATTTAACCAAAAACAAACATTATGCAAACACTTTCAAACATTTTATTGGTTGCCGAATTAGTTTTATTTAGCTTATTTATGGCAAACATTGGTAAGTTATTAATTCACCTATTAATTAAAGAAAATGCAAACGATTAGTTTATTCGAGCTTATTAGCTTATTCATTGGTGGTATCTTAGTTTATACCTTAATCAAAACAATCTGGCAAGAATTAACACAATACAAAAACAAATAAAACCTAACACAATGACAAACACAACAACACAAACAGAAACAAAACAGACTTACAATGGATGGAGCAATTATGCTACATGGAGGATTGCTCTTGAATGGTTCGATGATTATAACCCAGATAAGTATGAGACTAATCCTTCAGAGTTAGCTGGAATATTAGAAAGCTATGTTGAGCAAACATTAGAGGAAATGACAGTTCAAAGTACTTTAGTGCTTGATTATGCTTTAGCATTTACCAGCGACGTTAACTGGTATGAAATAGCAGAACACCTAATTGAAGAACAAAACAACTAATAAACTTAATAAACTACAAAACACAATTTTATGAAACTACATTTAGCAGTTGGAAAAGACAACTATAGACAACACTTAAAGTACGTACAAATTAAAGGCGGTAACATTTATGCCACTAATTGCCACATTTTGGCACGAATACCAGTAAAGGACGTTTTCGGGGAGCTGTTCAGTTTAGAAGATGAATTTTACATATTAGGGGAAGACTGGAAAAAACAAGGATTTTATAAATGCACCGATTTTAAGAGGAACGGCAATTTATTGGAAGCCTATAATAATAAATGGCAATTGCAAGGGATCATAAAAATGAAGGATAAAGCCGAAATGGATAATATAGGACGTTTTCCAGATTGTGAAAGTGTTATTTATTCCTCACAGATGCCAACCGAAGCAGTTGACAAAATCAGCTTTAATCCTTCTTTATTGATGGATTTAGCGGAAGCATTAGGGGAGAATTTAGGGCAGTTAATTTATAACTTTTATGGAGCATTAAAGACTATCCAAGTAAAACCGCATAATTCAAATAAACTAGGCATTTTGATGCCAATTGATTACAATATGTTTAAATAGGGTTTACTGATGAGCTGTTAAATTCAGCGAAACGGAACAAGTTCCCCCGCTTGTCCGTATAAACCAAAGTTCTTTTTATGGATTTATTTACATTATCGTCACCAGTTGGCGAAAAGTTTACCCCTAAATATTGCGGAATTGGTACTTATCAATTAAGGGTTGCAATGAATCAACAAAATATCTTTTATATGATATTTAGACTTGATTTAGGCAATGAATTAATAAGTACTAAAAAAGTAGATGCTAATTTTAGCAATGAAAAGGAATTAACAAATTGGCTAGAAAATCAAATAGTAAAGAACGAAACAAAGCTATTTCAACATTTAGCATTTTAAGCCAATTTAAGACACTAAAATTTTAAACTATGCAATGATACCAAAAACATATTAGAGGCCGAAAATGAGGCTAAAAAGTGCATTTAATTGCATTTTAGGGTACTTAGTACTACCAATTCAGTACTTTGGGCCTTGTTATGTGCAACTTATTACACTATTCAGTGCCAAAAATCTGCCAATAGTCAGCTAACGCTGCCAAAAACCCCATGCAAAAACCTGCTAAAAATCCAGCAAAAACTCCCAAAAAACCCACAAAAATCTTTTATGGAACCGATAAAAATCTTTGATAGAAAAATATTTTTTGATTTTATGCATCAAGCATTGACACAAAATAAAGATATAAAGTACGCAATGATTAACATAGTTACATTTTCTGTAATGTTTCCAGAAATGAAGAAACTTATTACAAGTGCAGAAGATGAAATTTTAATTAATGGCATAAAAATCCAGCTATCTAAATTGTGCCCTCAAGAGAATGTTTACTTTGCTGAAGAAAAATTCACAACCATTTAACAAAAAATTAACTAAAATAAATGAAATTATAACAAAAAACCTTTAATTTTACCAAACTAAACCAAAACAAATGCACCAATTAATTACCTTAACCCATCCAATGAAGTGTGCCATAACTGGCATTCTCATTGACAAAGGCGAACAAGCCTATTACAATTACGAGACAAAAAACTGCATACACCCATTGGAGTATGAAAGTAACATGAGCAAAGCTAAAATAGGAGACCCAAAAACTTATTTCAGCAGATTATCTAAACTAAACACCAAAAAACCTTAGTTATGAAAACAGCAATGCAGCAATTAATTTCAACTTTTCATTTATACCAAAATAGTGCATCTACACAAGAAGAGCAGGAGCTATTATCATTTTATATAAAATGCGCTGAAGATTTAATTGAAACAGAAAAAGAGCAGATGTTTTATTGGTTTTATGGAGGAGGAGGTCTATCTGCAAAAGATGATTTTATAGAAGAATTTGAGAAGAACTACAAACAAACCTATAACCAAAACAAATAAATATGCCATTTTCAACTTGCTGTAATGCTCACACCAATTACCCAGAAATTAACCTATGTCCAGAATGCTTAGAGTACTGCGACTGGGAAGATGAAGAAGAACAAAACGAAGAAACAACAACAACACCAAAAAACCCATAACATGAAAAACCTACAATTTATCGAAGAGCTCGACTTTTTACTTAACGAAACTTTTTATTTTACCAGGCAAGACGGAATGATTGTATCTGGGTCAATGTCCAAAGATTATGATAAGGCGTATTCAATATACAAGAATATGATAAAAGGACAACCTAAGAGCCAAGAAAAAGTCTTGTTCGAGGTACTAATCCCATCAAACTAAACAAATGAATCAAAAACTATCCCTTGAACAAAAGAAAAAAGGCATCAAAGAAGAGTTTACTTATGTAAACAGCAACGGCAGAATCTCAAAACAATATACCTACAAAGGCATGATTATCAAATGGGATAACATGATACTAAATGGTAAATGGTTTTACTGGAGACATAGCTATTACGCCTCACTTGATGCTGCAGTTGATTCAATCGATAGGCATATTAAACTTTTTAACAACAAAAACAAATAAAAATGGAAAACCAAGAAGTAGAATTAGTAGAAAAAGAATTGACACCTATTTTCCCTTGTGAGTGGTGCTTTAAGTTCGGTGACAATGAGCCACAAGTATTCGCAGCAACTAACGAAAAGATAGATGGCCAAGAACCAGCTATTAGATTAGTATTGGCTAACACAGAGGAAACAACTGTAACATTCCAAGACGGAGATAAGGCGTTCACATTATTCTGCAGACCATTGACAGAAGCAGGACAAGTATTAATTAACCAAAACAACCAATTAAAAGATGATTCAAGTAACGGATTATAGAGCCATGCTTCGTCATGGAGACATGAAAAAAATCTGTGCTATCACTGGACTTTCACCATACCTATTAAAGACAAGATTAGAGAAGCACGATTATGAGACAGTTGAAATAGTTAAAACCTACTATGCCAACAAATTAGCAGCACTTAAAAACCAAATCAATGACCACAGCGAAATTTAGAATGCCACGCAAATCTTTATTGAAGCAAAAAAACTATGAGGTAAATGATGCTATTGTACATCACATTATTTGCAAAGTAGCTAAAGTATGTAACATAAATGAGGCGTTAATTACTAAGAAAGGTAGATATAGAGAGAATGTACTTGCACGAAATATGTGCTTTTATATCCTTCATGTCCACTATAAACAAAAATCCGCCCAAATTGCCCCATATTTCAAAAGAGATAGGACAACAGTTTTACATGGCATTAACACTTTTGTAAATGATGTTGAAGTGGTGCCATATTACATGGAGAAGTATCTACAAGTAAGGAAGAAGATTAAAGTACCTAAATTATATTCTGACAAATAAAACCAACACTATGTATTCTACATTTCACGAACTACCAGAACAAGAAAAAAAGCTATTCGTAGCTAAAATTTTACACGAGATTAATTACAGCGAAGAGTCTTATAAACTACTCGCACGATTAGTCAAATATTGGGAGCACAATCCAATAGTCGAAGCATCTTATTTTAACCAACCAATAAACACAACTAAAAAATTAAATTATGAGTACAGAACTAACTAAACCAGTTTACGACATTGTAAACAAAGATTCAATGTTATCACTTAGCAATGAACTTGCTAAACTTATTAAAGAGAGAGGATTAACAACTAATATTAAGGGTAAGCAATATGTTAATGTTGAAGGATGGCAATTTTCTGGGTCTGCATTAGGTCTTATGCCTATAATTACAGAAGTTACAGACTTAACTCGTAGAGGAGAGCAACCTGGTCAAGTAGAATTTAAATACTTAGCTAAATGTGAGGTAAGAAAGATTACTACTGGTGAAGTTGTTTCAACTGGTATAGCTATATGCAGCTCGTTTGAAAAGACTAAATCAGCATTCGATGAGTATGCTATCTTATCAATGGCACAGACAAGAGCAATCGGTAAGGCGTATCGTAACTTACTTGCTTGGTTAATGAAAGCTGCAGGATTTGAAGCTACACCAGCAGAAGAGATGGACTTTGCAGTAGAGACCCCTAAAAAACCTTCTCAAACAGTACAAGAAGTTGTAGCAGAAATTGTAGAAGAAGAAGAGATTGATATTGATGCTATTAAAATGCAGATTGCAAGTTGTACTAAAGTGAAACAATTAACTGATTTATACTTTGGATATAAGCAGTTATTTGATAGTGATACTTTGATGATGAAACTATTGTCAATGAAAAAAGAAAACCTAACCAAAAAATAAAACCATGAGTTTAGAATTATTACCAAAAGTAGAACTTAGTTCTATTGAACCAACCAAGTTTAGCATTGAGTTGCTAAAGCAAACTATTGTACAGCATTTTAGAGAGACTGGTGATGACCCACTTGAGATGCTTGTTAAAGCAGAGGCTATCATTCAGCTTTTAGATGGCATTAGAGCCGATTTAAAGGAAGATGTGATAGGAATCCTTGACAGACATCCACAAGGCAAAGCAGAGGTCTTAGGAGCCGAAGTAAGTAGGTTTGAATCTGGCGTAAAGTATGCCTATGATGGAGACTATACTTGGCAGAAACTTAACCAAGAATTAGAAGCTATTAAGTTCAAGCAGAAAGAAAGAGAATCATTACTAAAGACTATTAAAGAGCCATTAGTAGACCCAGAAACTGGTGAGCTAATACACCCAGCTCCTAAGTATAGCACAACTACATTTAAAATCTCACTAAAAAAATAACATGAACCAACCAACAATGAACAATGAGCAGTTCGCTTTATGGGTAGCTTTAAGTCAAGGTATGGATAGTAAGCTGTTTGAAAGAGCAGATGATATCTTAAAATGGCTTAATAAAGACATCAAAAAACCTATTGCACCTATTACGCCTAAAGGCAAATAAAAACCTTATACCACCTCAAGATATTAATATTTTTAACCAAATAGTAATTCGGGAACTTGGGGTGGTTTTTTAAACCTAAAACTATGTTCAAAATATCACAAATGTTATGTATAATTTTTGGTCATAAATATGAATTGTACTTTAGGTATAATATGAGTGCAGATTATAAATGCGAAAGATGTAATGGTATAACTAAAAGTTTTGGTAATCCATCTAATTATAAAAAAGTAAGACATTATATAAAATAAACATTATGAAAACAGCAATGCAAGAATTAATTGATGAAATGTGTTCTATAAATTGGCATTTATATTCATTTAATGATAAAATGAAAGTTGTCAATGTATATCTTGAAAAAGAAAAAGAGCAGATAACAAATGCACATTGGGCAGGTTGGGGACACGCTTATGATTATTATGTAACAGAAGCAGAGTCATATGATTCACAAGCAGTACAAGCTGAAGATTATTATAACGAAACTTATACACAAAACAAATAACCTATGAAAACAGCAATGCAAGAGTTGATTGATAAAATAAAAACAGAATGTAGTTCTGCTAAAATAACTGAAGAACAAAATTATATTTTAATTTGGGCAATTTATATAGCTGAAGGATTGCTTGAAAAAGAAAAGGAATTAGCTTGTCAATTTGCAAAAGAATATATAAATGGTTCATCTTATGATACTATCAAAGATTATTATGATGAAAAATTTGAACAATACTACAACCAAACCTATAACCAAAACAAATAACCTATGAAAGAAACACTAATATTTATCTATGAGTTAGTAAAGTTTATACTAATTTCATTGCCCTTAGCATTTACAATACTATTTACAGCAAACCTTATTTACGAACTAAAACGCATCATTAATGGGATTAGACTTAGAACCAAGAGGATTCGAGAACTCAATTAAGATAAGGATGATATATCTTGATACCAAAGAAGAGGAGCATTTTATATCAATAGCAG